CGCGACTGGACTTGAAAGTGATATAAGAGTTTATGGTAATTCTTCGTATATTGGAGGTTCCTACATACAACTTCAACACTATCAATCTTCTGGTGCGGTCGCTTTGACTGACTTCTTAGCGTCTGGTCGAGTAAGTGGCGAAGGTTTTTATTTTACCAATAACGCTTATTAATAATTAGACCGTTAGCACGTCTAAAAACTACGCCATAAACCTGTTTTAATCGGAGATTAATCCTAAATGGCTACGCTCACAGAGACACAAGAGAATGACAAAATAGAAGTCGTTGGCAAATGGAACATACAAGTAAGAACTGCAACCGTCATTAAAAAAGATGGTGTGGAACTGACCCGTTCCTTTCATCGAAAAGTATTAACACCAGGAACACTTAAAGGTGGTTCAGGATCAGATAAAGACACCCTAGTCGAAACTGATTTGAGTTCAGAGGACGCAGATGTAAAAGCCGTTGCAGAGGCGGCATGGAATGTTGGAACGGTTAAAGCTGACTACACCGCTTTTTTAATTGCTAATAAAGACGCTACACCTTCTTAAATATGACAACTCAAGAAAGCGAATTGCAAGCTGCAAAAACTAGACTTGATGCAAATTTAGCAAGTTTGCAAGAAATTCAAGAGCAAATTAAAAAGCTTCAAGAAGAGGGGCAAAAGTTGACTCAACCACTTTTAGAAGATCAAGCGATTGTAAGAACATTAGAAAAGATTATCAGCGAGGGCAAAGAAAAAACCGATTAAAATAAAAGTAAAAAATGGCAGATAGGAAAGTTTCGGCATTAACTGAACTGACGGCTCCTGTAGCTGATGACGTTCTGCCTATTATTGATACGAGCGAATCTTCTAACTCGGCTAAGAATAAAAAGATTCAATATACAACCTTATTAAGAAACTTACCGTCGGGAAGTAATACAACGCCGTCTTTAGGTTGGACGGCTGACAGTGGGGTTACAGGTTTATATAGATCGGCTGCCAATACTCTTTCTGTTTCTGTTAATCAAACTTTAGTCGGATCATTTCAATCAAGCGGGTTGCAACTAGGTGCAGGAACACCAGCAGCGCAACTTCATTTATTTAGTACTGACACAACTGATCAGGTTATTTTTGAAAACAGTGATACGGGAGTTGATACAGGCCCAGACCTTGTTTTGTATCGCAATTCTGCCAGCCCTGCCAATTCTGATTATTTAGGCAATCTTGTTTTTCGTGGTGAGGATTCAGGCGGTAACGCCTTTGATTATGCCTCAATCGTTGCATCAATTGAAACGGTTACAAATGGAAGCGAAGACGGCATATTAGATTTAATGTCGTCAGATAGTGGAACACTTGCCTCAAGGATTCGTTTATTAAATTCAAAAGTTGGGATTCATGAAACCGCGCCTGCATATCCTTTACACCTGACAACAACAGCGGCGGGTATTGCGTTACAAGTAGAAAACTCCACGAACTCAGCAGCATCCGCCGCCGACCTTTGTTTATATTCCAGACGTGGAGCAAGTGGCGCGGGTCAAGATAATGACGTTTTATCTACGATATTTTGGCAAGGAAAGAATGACGCGGGAACACCTGAAACCGTTCTTTATTCATCGATTGAATCAAAAATAATAGACGCAAGTGACGGAACAGAAGACGGGCAGATTAATTTTAAAGTGATGGACGCAGGGGCATTAACAACACAGTTTTCTATTGATGCGGATTTATTAACTGTTGGCGATGCTGTAAACATTGCAACTAATACAAGTACAGGGACAAAGATAGGAACAGCAACAGGTCAAAAGATCGGTTTTTGGAACACAACCCCAGTTGATCAACCCGCCGCCGTTGCTGATTTAACTGTTACGGCTTCTAGTGGCACCTTGCCTACTCCTAACGGTTCTGTAACTATTTCAAACGCTGCTAGTCCTACAAATGCGGAATTGCTTGAATATTGCGTTGAACTTGAAGCGAAACTTGAAGCTGCCCTAGCTCGTTTGCGTGAGACTGGTTTAATTGCAACTTAAGCATTAAATACAAAGGCATCAAAGTAATAAAACAACCGCCAATAGTTGCAACGGTTAGGGGTAAAGCTTTTAATAATGCGTCTTTGATTATTTCATTCATGTAAAGCTTTAAATCTTTCTTTTGCTTATTATGGCGACATAGCAGCATTAAAACCAATGGTCAGAAAAATTCTTGATGGGTTAGCGGTTGCCTCTTTTGTTTTAACTGCTGGAATTATTGGCGGGGGGTATTTTGGTTATAAATATGTAACCAGTCCACAAGGTCAAGCAAAAATTAAAAATGCAATTATGGGAGATCTAAAAAAAGCAATGCCCGATCAAATACAAAAGCAATTACCTAAAACAACGGGGTTAGCTCTTCCGATGTAATGGAAATACCAGATATAAGAATTGAATCAATACCAACAATCAAAATTATAGATATTCCCCCCAGTCAAGCTTTAGGGTTCCCTAGTCCATCTATCCTTTTACCCGGTTGCTATAAACAACACCGCGACGCAAGGCCGACTAATACACAAATCATTGAAGACGACCCCGGAGGTGCTTACTGGGTATGTTCTAATGGTCCATTGCCAACAATAAAAGCGCCTGAATATAACCCTGCAAAAATAGTTTATTCAAACGATAAGGAGGAAGAAAAATCAGAAAACAAACCGCCAGAATTTAAAGGGGAACAGCCAAAGATCCCAAAGAAAGAAAAAAAAGATGATGTGTTTGTACCTTGCCCCGGCCCTAAGAATCAAAAGATGGGTGACTTTCGTAATGATAAGCGGTTAGAACGTGTCATTGGTTGGGAACTTAGCGACAATGGGAAAGACTGCATAACGCTTTATGAACCAGTCAAATTTATCGACACTTACTTTCCGAGTTTACCTACTGCCGTTTCTACTGCTTCTATTGCTTTGGTCGCTGCCAGTGCTCCACTATTACTTAATCTTATAAAACCAGCCGTTAAAAATTTAGTTAAAAAACTCACTTCGAAGAAGAAGAAATAATTTTATGTGTATGCGGTAAGACTTGATTTGGTTTTTCTATAATCTCGACATCTTTGCAAATTGAATAATAAGGGCTTGATTCTTTCAGCCTATAACCTTGTGAAAGTAGCTCCGCACAATTCTTGTATCTCGCAATATGCCAGTCCATTTCGAGGTTTAATAGTTTTTGATTTTGTATCTCTATTTGTTTATTAGCTGCCCTTAAACAAGCATCTTGAAAGCGCCTATCAAGTGGAACAATAAAGCTTAAAGTGATTCCACTATTTAAAGAATAAGCATCCTTATTTGTTCCTGAATAGTTACGCTGCATATATAAAATATCTCCGGGGTTATCGGGTACACCGTCACCCGTCGGGTTCCCGTCGTCGTCTGTATCCCCGACTAAATCGGTTGGATCATAAACCGGGGTTTCATAGGAATGACTAAACGGTTTCATATAATTAACCCCGAACTGTGTATATGGTTGAAGTGCCATCGTTGCGCCTTGACATTGAATTTGCTGAGGCCCGTAGCTGTTAGTTGTCATATTTCCTGTAGTCTGCTGAATTGCTATATTGGATACTGACCCGTTATTTGATTGTGAAACCGCGTTAGCTAATACTTGTGTAGGGAATAAAAATAATAATGCCGCTATTTTGTAAAGACTGAGGTTGAGGTAGTTGTTAATTGAGTGTCTATTGTACGAGTTAGAGATGTGACGTTCGAAAGGCCGGGGGCTGAATAACTTTCTACAAATTGAAATGCGTTGCCTGATGTTGGATTTGTCAGCGACCAATTCGGCTTTGTTGTGAAATCTTGTCCAGTCCATTTATAAGCTACCCCGTCCGTTGTTCCTGAGATTTGAATTGCATCCATCGACATATTTCCCCCGTCGTGCGTAATGCCTGCCCCTGAAACACTGTAAGAAAATCCCGTGTTGTAATCCTTCGATAGGATCGTCTCAATCGTTGAGGAACTAGAAACCGTAGTGCTTGACATGGTTCCGGTTGTAAATCCTCCAATAGGATTAGCGAAACTAGGCGTTGCATAGAAGAAAAATAAAAGGCATAAGCGCTTCATTAATCCAAAGTTAAAGTCGTCGTATATTGCCCGGTGATCGTGCTTCCTGTCGCTGTTCCGGGTGTAAGGGTTAACGCGCCATCTTTTCCAACTCCTATAGTTCCAGTCCCGGCACTCCCGACAGAAGTCGAGGTAACATTTGAATAAGCTGGTATTTCACCGACTGTAATACTGCTTTCCGTAGTGTCACCTGCTGTATGCGACATTGAGAAAGTAAAACTTTCCCCTTCTGTACTCTGTGAAGCTGTAACGGCTGAAAAGGCATTGACACCATTAGTGACCGCGCCAAGACCGCCTAGCTCGTTCGTATCGTCACCTACTGCAATATCAACGCCTGAACCACTAATTGAATAGGCATTGCCCTGACGAGTTACGGTTGAACCGGGAGCTGCAACAGTGATAGATGCGCTTGATTGGATTGAATGAGTTATATCACTCCGCGCCGGAAGAGCTACAAGGAAAGCAGCGAGAAGAAAAAAACGTTTCATTGGAGTTTACCGTCTGGGCCAACAGTTTTATTCGTAATTGGGTCGACGCGGGTAGCTGTTGGGGTCTTGGTAATTAATTCTATAGGCTGTTTTATTACAATCACCTGTTGCCCTGCTGTATTGCTTGCCGCTAATTGTTGCTCTTGTTCCTCTTTCTTTTTCTTTTTATTACCGTTATTTGCTCCTACGCTTATCCCCCACCCTGCTAAAATATTCCCTAATAATCCTGCTGCAAAAGTGCTATCAATCCTTGGCTGATCAGGGATCTCAACACCAAACATCTTCGTTGGAAGTTTGATATAGCCTAACGATAAAACACAAATGCACCAAAATAAGATAGCTCCCTGAGCCGTGGTACTGACCAAGAACATTATTTTCTCTTGATATTCTGGCTGATCTTCTGAAACGGCTTTTACCTGTTCTATTTTTTCGTTTGTTTTTTCTTTCATATGCCGCCATAGTAAAGAATGATTAATATTAGATTAGCTTCAAAAAACGTCTTTTGACCGAGATTGGCGCGGCCATAGTTTCAGGTGCTTTCGTTTACCTCGCTATGCAGGCCCGCAAAAATTCAGAGTTAAAGGTTGAAATCTTTACGCGCTTAAATCGCCTAGAGCAAACAACCGCAAGACTAGAAGAACGCTGCCCTATGAAAAACACTAGATGACAGAACTATTTTCCAACCCGATATTTTGGGCAGCCGTGGCGCTTGCCTCGGAAATTGTAGGCGCGTCAAAATTCAAGAGCAACTCAGTTATTCAATTAATCTTTGAGACTTTGCAAAAAATGAAAACTAAAGTTAACGACAATCCAAAATGATTAAAAAAATTTCAGTAGCAGAGAACGCTGCAAGAGTTGATTACATTAATGAGCTTTACCGTTTGGACAATAGAGACGATAAAACACATAAGCACGCCAACACGTTCACCGGCTTGCATCAAGAGGTTTTAACCTATGAGCGTTTAAAAGAAGAATTGGCAATATACGACAAATGGAAAAATAGGTATTGGCGAATAGCTAACGATTAGAATCTTTTATTTCATCGATAATCATATTGATCATTATGGTCTTTGAATAGTGGCTTGGCGTACCTGCAAGCGCTCTAAGTTCGCGGCTTGTCTTATCCCGTAAAAATCTTTTAAAACCGTCGTAAGGTTCAGGGCTTTCATATATGAAAAGCTTTCCTATTGAATCAAGGATCTTTTTCATGGGCTGCTTATCCTTTTACTATGCCTAGATATTAATTAAATGGACAGACAAGAAATATTCATTTGTGATTGTTCACATTGCAGGAACATAAAAAAGCAGCAAAAACAATTAGAGCTGCATTTAAAAAAAATTAGTTTGTCTAAAGTATTAAAGGACTCCCCGTCACCTTATCCTCGCTAGACTTGAATTGCCCTTAATTTATGCAATTAAGAGTTAAACACCTAGGGATGGGTATCTATTAAACCTCTTGACGTTTTGCATGGCGTTGAGGGGTTTTCTAGTATGAACAGGCAAAAAAAAGACCCCTTTTCGGGGCCGGGTGGTTTATTGAGGCTTTTGGAATCCCCAAGGATCATCAGTGACTTTTGCAACCATGACATCAGAGGGGTGCTTACCAGCAATTTTCTTTTCCATCAAATCAGGGCGACCACACCAGAAAAAGTCTTTTG